TGGTCCTGTCCCAAAACTACTCCGCCTACCCGCTCGGCCCGCATGAGATCCGGCTGCTCACCGTCGACCCCGCCGGCACCCCCACCGTGTCCGGCACGAGCACCAACTTCAGCGTGTTCACCGCCAATGGCACCCTGGCCGCGTGGAACGCCACCAACGCGCGCGACGCGTTGGATGAAGTCCCCCCGACCATCTCCGCCAGCGCCGATGGGGTGGTCCAGACCGCCACCGCCGCAAGCGACTACATGGAGTTCCCCATGGCCGCCCCGACGGTGACCGCCGGCGAGGTGGTGACCGGAGTGCGGATGTTGGCGCCCGCCTGGGGTGGCACCGGGGCGGGTACCGGCACGCTGGGGATCCGCGGCTTTGACGGGACCACCGAGAAGGTCCTGGTCGACACCGGCGTCTCCTATGATGCGGCCAGCCCAACCGCGGTGTCCTCCACCGAGCCGCGCTGGCAGTGCGGGACTTGGCCATCCACCAACGGGTGGACGGTTGCCAAGTTGGCCGCCGCCACGGTCAGGGTCGGGTTCTCCACCGACGCGGCCCCCGACATGGGCGTCGACGCGGTGTATCTGGAATATGCGGTCCGTAAGGCTGTCACCCAGCCGATGTTTGGCACCGCCGGGGATGTGACCGTGACTGCTGCCGTCAATCCCAACACGCTCGGGATCCGTAGCCTGTCCACAGCCACCCCGCAAGACAAGGCCGCCACCCTGTACTACGAGATCAACACGACCCCGACCAGTGTTTCCGTCCCGCCGACTACCGCTGACACCCAGACGCTGGACGCTCCCGATCAGCCGACGACCAACTATGTGGCGATCTACCCCGACCCCGAACCGGTCCTCCCGACCTGACCATGCCGCCCACCGTCGTCAATGTGGGCGCGGTCGCCTCCGGGACTGCGGCGATCACCCCGGCGTTGCCCGCCTCGATCGTCGCCGACGACATCCTGGTCACCATCGCCGAATGTGAGGGGGTCACCGCCCCCGGCGCGTACACCCTGCCGTCCGGGTGGGCGCACATCACCGGCTCGCCGATCCAGGAGGGCACCAATACGCGGCTGTGGGTGATCTGGGCACGCTACGACGGCGTGTTCACCGCCCCAAGCCTCGGTGACAGTGGGGATCACAACGTCGGCCGGATGGTCGCCATAAGGGGCTGCCCTACCACCGGGAACCCATGGGACGTGGCAGCGACTGCGGTCGAAGCAACCTCGGACACGAGCGCGACCTGGCCGGGAGCGACAACGACGGTGGCGGACACGCTGATCCTGGAGATCATCGCCACCGGCACGGATGTGGCGTCGACCGCGAACCTTGGCGTGCTCACCAATGGCGCCTATACGTCGATCACCGAGCGGATGGACAACTGGGTGATCGCCGGGAATGGTGGCGGGATCGGGATGGTGTCGGCGACCAAGGCGACCGCCGGGGCGACCGGCCAGTCGACCGCCACGCTCACCAACGCCTCCTCGAAAGCGCTGATGACGGTGGCGTTCAAGCTCGCCGAGGCCGGGGCACCGCAGGTGCTGATGCGCTCTCCACGTCCTTCGGAGCGGACCCAGTGGGTCGGCCCGGCCGCGCCACCACCCAGCCCGTCCACGATCATCGGAGGCTAGATAATGGCGCGTACGGCAGTGGCCTACCGCACCACCGGCGCCGGGTCGGCGACGCTGCCCGCGACATCGATCTACTCGCTTGGCACCGGCGACATATGGCTTGTCGAGGTCGGTCTCACCAGCACCACGACCACCGCGTTCGAGTTGACGCTCGCGCGGCTGACCGTGGCCGGCACCCAGGGCGCGGCGGCGGGCACCATCACCTACGAGGAAGGCGCGGCGAACCTGACCGCCAAGTGGGCTTCGGTGCAAGCGCACTCGGCGGGTACACCGCTGGGTGCCGAGGTGCGCCGCGTGAGTATTGGCGCGTCGATCGGGTCGGGGATCATCTGGACGTTCGGTGGCCGTGGCCTGCTGGTCCCGTCCGGCACGGCGAACGGACTCGGGTTGATCAGCATCAACGGGACCTTCCAAGCCTCCGACGTGTACTGGAGCGTCGACCAGTGACAGCCTGCCGGGGGTGACCCATGCCGGTCCTCCGGCCGATCCGCCGACCAAGGCTGCCCCGGGCGCGGCTCGGCACCCGCATTATCAAGCCGGCGTCTGCCGCCGGGGCGGTCTCCCCGATCATCAAGGTCGGCACCGACGGGACCACCGCAGCGACCGCGCAGGGTACCGCCGTCACGACCGCATGGCCCACCGGCGACTTCACCGACGGGGACCTGGTCGTCCTCGAGGTGACCTACGGGTCGGGCGGCACCCCGACCACCATTAGCCAGACCAGCGGCGCGACGATGACGCTCATCTCGGACCTGAGTGACACGTCGATCCGAACCGCGACCTATACCCGATTCTTCGTCACCGGAGACACCGCACCAGGATTCACCCTGTCGACCGCCCGGTCTTGGTCCACGCATGCGGCCGCGTTCCGTGGGGTCGACACCACCCATCCGTTCGGCCCGAACGACAACGACTTCCAGCAGACCGCCCAAGCCTCCAGCGGGACCTACACGTCGGGGACGCTCACCCCCGACGAGAACCTCGCGATGCTCGTGCTGGTCTGGGGTGGGAAGGTCGGCGCCGGCATCACCCAGACCATCAGCGTCGCGTCCGGGTGGACCGACACCGGCGCGATCAACCAATGCTCGATCGCGGCAGTCACCAACGTCTGGGGCGACTTGCAGTACCTGCCGCAGGGCACCGCCGCGGCGACCTCAGAAGTGGTGACGATCACCGACTCGGCGGTCGGGCAGGGCACGATCCTCGCGCTCAACCCATCCGGGGCCGCCCCACCGGCTGGTAGAGCGCTGCAGCAGATCAGCCAGTACGCGGGGTACTTCTAATGCCCATCGCATGGATCGTCATCGGAGCCGCCGCCCTGCTCTACGGCCTGATCGTCGTGGTCACGCTGGCGTGGGTGCGCCTCGCCAACTTCGAGGATCTGCTTATCCTGCTGCTGTTCCGACGCGTCGGGAAAGTGCCGCCACAGGTCAGCCAGTACCAAGGATTCTTCTAACCGAAAGGGGGCCGCGTTGGCCCGGTACACAACCAACGTCGAGTCCGCCGCGGCGATCGTGGCCACCGCTCCCACTGGCGCCACCGCCAACGCGCTGTTCGCCAACCTGAACGCGTCGGCGACCTGCGGCTATAAGCTGCGCCGGATCACTCTTGGCGTCGTCGCCTCTACCGCCTCACCGACCTCCATGCAGGCCAGTGTCGGCCTCGTGCGGACCACCGGTCGCGGCACCGCAACCACCACGCTTGCGCCGAAGGCGATGGACCCCAACTCGTTGCAGACCTCCAGTATCACCGGCCTCGACACCGCCTGGTCGACGGTACCAACCGCCACTTGGACCCCGCCCTACCTCTACCAGGTGACCTTCAACACCCAGTCGGGCGTCGACCTGCCGTTCGAGCTGCTGGAGGAACTGGTCTGCGGGATCGGTATCGCCAACGGGATCGCGTTCATCAACCTCGACAACGCGCTCCCCTCGCTGCACAAGTACACGCTTGCCTTAGAACATGAAGAATGAGGAGTAGAAAGGAGTAAGATAAGGGGTGTTGGAAGGAGACCCAATGCCCCTCGCCGTAGGAGATCGAAAAGTCTGTTCCGATTGCCGCGCAGAGTTGCCACTCACTGCCTTCGGCCGCAACCGAGCACAGCCTGATGGGCTAGCCAACCAATGCCACGACTGCCTAGCCGCATCTCGCAAGCGCTGGAACGAGCAGAATCCCGAGTACTACCAGGCATGGCGGAATGGCCTGAGCGCATCCCAGTACAAGGCACTGGTGAAGGCGCAGGGCGGCGAATGTGCCGTTTGCAAGCGCGCACAGAAGCACCCATTCCGGCGGCTCCATGTCGATCACGACCACGTGACCGGCAACTTCCGTAGCCTGCTCTGCCACAGCTGCAACGCGGCACTCGGCCAAGTGCAGGATGATCCCGTTATCCTCCGCGCTCTGGCCGACTACATCGAACGGCACCGTGCTGGCCCTGTTGAGTTGCCAGCGCGCGAGGATCGGATTCGTGCCCGGGGAGAGTCGCATGGAATGGCGAGGCTCACCGAGATGCAGGTCCGCGAGATCCGTGCGTTGGCTGCGGGCGGCATGAAGCAAGCTGAGGTCGGGGCGCGGTTCGGGATCACGCAGGCGATGGTAAGCATGATCGTCCTTCGCAAGTCCTGGAAGCATCTGCCAGATGAGGAGGAAGCTTGAGGAAGCGAATCGCGCTGGTTGTTGCGGCGCTCTTGCTCATCGGCGTCGGTGCGGGCATCGCCTACGCCTCGATCCCCGGCCCGGACGGCGTCATCCATGGCTGCTACAAGACCAGCAACCCAGCGCAGGGCGCGCTGATCGCCATCGACTCGGCCGCCTCCTGCCCGAGCGGCTACACGGCGCTCAACTGGAACCAGACCGGCCCGCCCGGCCTCGCAGGCGTGCATGTCGTGGATATCTTCTACTCGGACTACACCGGACGGATCGATTGCCCATCTGGTGAGACCGCTCTCTCGATCGCGTTCAGCTTCCCGAACGTCCCTGTTCCGGTTTGGTGGAAGCCGACCCTGAATGGTCAGCCGCTGTCGAGTGGCCAGACGCCGAATGGCTACATCTATACAACGGCCCAAAGCACTCAGCCGACTGGCCATCTGACCTGCGCCGTCACCAACTAGGGGTAGCCAAGGAGTAGCTGATGCTGCGGCGCTGGCGGGCCGCGTGGCCACGCCGCGGCCAGTTCTTCGAACCACCCTGGCCACAGGTCACCCCAGCGGCGCCGACGTGGATTCCGGAGCAGACACAGCAGGCCGGGCAGCCGAGCCGGCGGCTCGGGCCGTCCCGCCGAGGCCAGTTCGCGGAACCACCCTGGTCGCAGGCCGTCACGGCAGCCCCCACGTGGGTGCCGGAGCTGGTCGGCCAAGCGGGTTCCAGGCCCCGCTGGTCCACGCTCGGACGGCGGGGTAAGTTCTGGGTCACCCCGCCGGTCCCCGGCGCTCCTGCGCCGTTCCAGCGGCAAGCCCAGGGCACTCGACGGGGCTTGCTTGGACGCCGCGGCCAGTTCTTCGAACCACCCTGGCCACAAGTCGTCGTCGCCCCGGCGCCACCGACGATCCCGGCGGTCACCCGCCAGTCACGCCGTCCGGCGTTGCCGCCCAAGCGTGGCCAGTTCATCGAGCCGCCCTGGGTCGGCGCCGCGGCCCCAGCACCGCCAGCGTTCATCCCACGGATACTCCAGGGTCACCGCCCACCGCCTGGCGCACCACGGCGGGGCCGGTTCACCTGGGTCCCGACCCCGCAGGGACCACCGCCGCCGTTCTTCTGTGCGCGGCGGCGGCCTACGGCCAAGCCACGCCGTGGACGGTTCGCAGAGCCGCCATGGTCGTTCATTCCGCCACAGCCGAGCGCGTGGCGGCCGGGCCCGATCATTGCGCGGCGACGGCCGGTGCCGAGGCCACGCATCCATGGGCGGTTCTTCGAGCCGGTGTGGCCGCAGGTACTGCCACCAGAGTTTGTCCCCGCCGACGGCACCGTCACGCCGGCCAGCCAAGCGACCGCCACAACCATCCTGACCGGCTACGACACCGGCAGCGTCCTCGTAACCGATCAGGCCAGCGGCACCGTCCAACCGGCCAACCATGACAGCGGCACCGCCGGGCCCACCGGGCAAGCAAAGGGAGGTGTGACTCCGACATGACCGCCACGGTCGCCGTCTCAATCTACGATCAGGGCGACGCCTACCAGCTTCCCTACACGCTGACCGCCGCCGACCCGCTGTTCACGAACTGGGCGGGTGTCACCGTCACCACCACGGTCACCCGCCCGGATGGCACCGCAGATACGCCGACGGTCACCCCTGGCACACCAGCCGCCAATGTCCGCGCATATCTCGCTGTCGGCGCCTGCTCCCAGCCGGGCACCTGGACGTATCGGTTTGTCGCCTCGGGGGCGCTCACCGAGGCGCAGGACGGCCAGTTCTACGTCCGGCCGATCGCCACCGCGCAGGTCTACACCACGCTGCCCGAACTCAAGGCTGGCCTGTCCATCCCCCAATCGGACACGGTCGACGACGACGACCTCCAAGAAGCCATCAACACCGCCTCCCGCGCGGTCGATGGGGACTGCCAGCGGGTCTTCTACAAGACCACCGAGACCCGCACCCTCACCCCCACCGACCGGTGGCACCTACGGCTCGGCGCCTACATGGACCTGGTCTCCGTCACCACCCTCAAAACCGACGCGGACGGGGACGGCACGTTCGAAACCACCTGGGCCACCAGCGACTACCAGCTCCTCACCGCCGACGGCACCCCCAACGTCAACGCCAGCCCCGAGCCGCGCCCATACCGGCGCATCAAAGCCATCGGCACGCAGACGTTCCCCTGGCTGTGGCAGTGGCATCTGGCCCGTAGCGACCTCGTCCAGATCAACGGGGTGTGGGGCTGGCCAGCCGTGCCCGACCGCATCAGACGGGCCACCCGCCTCGCCGCCGCGGAGATCTACAAGCTCAACTCCGCCCCGTTCGGGGCAATTGGAATGGCTGATCTGGGCATAATTCGCGTACGCGCGAACCCGAAATACCAGGCGCTGATCAGTACCTATCAGCTCATGCCCGTTCCAGTGGCCTGACCAGGTAAAATAGTAAGGCAAGTGGCCCCGCGAGGTGGCGACCTCCGGGGCCCGGACGACACGAACGGAGCGTGTCGCCATGGAGACTGTACTCAACCCGTCCATGTTGCCGGCGAAGATCGCCGCCAGGATCCGGACAGATGCCGAGACCGGCTGCTGGCTGTGGACGGGCTACGTCGAAAAGGGTGGCTACGGTCTTGTCACCTGGCCGGTCGGCTCCAGAACTCGTCCTCGGACGCATCGCCTCGTCTGGGAACTGCTGATCGGCCCGATCCCCGAGGGCATGACGCTCGATCATCTCTGCGGCGCGAAGAACTGCTGCTACCCGAGACATCTGGAAATCGTCACTCGCGCAGAGAACTCTCGCCGTATTGGTGGAATGCCGAACAAGAACGGTCTCTGCCGCAACGGAAGGCATCCTTGGATCCCGGCGAACATCTACATCGAGCCGTCGGGAGGGCAGGCATGCAATCGCTGTCTTGAGGAAAAGCGAAGGCGATTCGTGGCCGCCGGGCTACGTCGGAAGGCGCGGCCGGGGTCTGGGCAGCAGTCGTTCCTCTAACTGATGAAGGAGCGCGATGGCCGCACCCACCATTCGGCAAGTGCTGGAGGCCATCGAAACTCGGCTACTGACCATCCCTGGCCTGCGGGTCCTGGACTACATGCCCGGCCAAGTGAATCCCCCACAGGCCGTGGTGATGTGCCCCCCCGTTTCGAGCTACCAAGTCGGTTACGGCGACCGGCGCCCCATCCTTCAGCCCGTTGTCACCGTCCTGGTCAGCGCTGCGGTCGACCGTGTCGGGCAACTCGCTCTGGCTGACTATGCCGACCCTGATTCGTCTACGTCCATCCCCAAGGCGATTGCTGCTGATGATCGGCTCGGCGGCGTTGTCGGCCAGTGTCAGGTCCTGTCCTTCGACCCCCTCACCTATGAGGAAGTCGGGATACTTGGGTACTTTGGCGGGAAGTTCACTTTGCGCATCACAACGTGATTGTCCGTAGCGGATGAAGAATCCGCGAATACAGCAAGGAGGGTAAATGCCGCCTACGGCGATTACGCCCAGTGTGAGGTTTTTTAGGCCCGGTACGACCAAGGTGTACTGGGTCCGCGCCATCGTCCTCTACACCGCCCCCACCCGCCTCGAGATCAATAGTGGTACGGACTTGAGTGGCGAGATAGCGGAGATCGGCGGGTTCTCCGTGGCGTCCGACACGATCCCGACGCCGGACCTTGGCACCCGGTTCGTGCCGAAGATCGCGGGTCGTATCAACGCGGATGACAGCTCGCTGAACTTCTATGCAAGTTCGACAGGGTTCACGGACGCGCGGTCGGTGCTCCCCAGAGACACGACCGGATACGTGATATTCATGGATGGGGGCGATACGGCTACAACGGGTAGGATGGACATCTTTCCTGCTACGGTTACATCAGTCCCAAAGCTCAGAGCACTCGAAGACCCCGCACAGGTCAGCGTGACCTTCGCGATCACGCGAGTGCCTGCCGAGGACATCGTGATCCCGGTTTGACCCTCTGACCTGCTACAGGTCTGGTTCTTGGTCGTCTTCCCACCGTCCGAACGTTTCGACTGGGTAGACGATGAAGGCGACGTCGGCCGGGACCATGTCGAGCTGGGCGGCGATGCGCTTGACCGGCGCCGACTCATCGTCTGGTAGGGCGCCCCATGCAGTCCAGACTGCCTGCTCGACCGCTGTCAGCTTGCCGGTCATGGTGTGCCGTTCCGCTTTCGTTGCTCGACCCAGGCATCGAGGTCGGTCTTGTCGTAGAGGACCCGCCGGCCGAGCTTCATCGAGGCGGGGCCGCGGCCCTCAGAGCGCCAGTTCCGTAGGGTCTTGACGGGTTGGCGAAGATACGCGGCAGCCTCATCGATGGTGAGCAGCTGCGGCATCGCTACCGCTTCCTGGTCACGAGGTAGATGACGCCCAGGATCACGTCGACGAATGCCCAGAACGCAACGATCAGGAACACGCCGATGCTGGCTCCGATCGCCGTTCCGGTGTTGCCTGCGTTGCACATGTCCAACGCGTCGCCGGTCAGGGTCGAGCAATCCTGCACGCTGCTGGCGGCTCCCTGCGTGCCCATGATGATCCAGACCAGGAACAGGGCGTTGATCGCTAGGATGACCCACATGAAGATGCGCGGCTTGCGATGCGGCTGCTCCTGCTGCTCCTGCTGAACGGACGGTCCCCATCCGGGGGTCTGTGGGGTTTGTGGGATCTGAGTGCTCACTGTGGCTCCTCTCGATGTGTGAGCTTTGATATCCACAGTGTGGCACTAGCGGGTAATAGTAGGCAATAGCTGGAGGTAACAAGCGGGTAACGGGTGGATGCCGCCCAGTCCAGTCTTTGGGGGACCAATGGCCCAGTTCGAGATCCGCGATGCTGGTGACCTGAAGCGGATCAACAAGCAGCTCCGCGAACTCGCTGATGGCAAGGCCATCAAGAAGGACCTCACCCAGGGATTCCGGAACGTTCTGCGCCCCATCGTCCCCGAGGTCCGCGCCGCGTACAAGGCGGCCCCGTCGATGGGGCATGGCTCGATGGCGCGTGGCTCCCGCGGCCGCGCCGACTTGCGGGCGCTGCTGGCCAAGGCGACCCGGATAGAAGTGCGGCTGGCCGGCAAACAGGCAGGCGCCCGCATCCGAGTCGATGGCCGTCGTCTTCCTGATCGGATGAAGGGCCTGGCGCGGGCTTGGGAGGGTGAGGGGCGTCCGTGGCGTCACCCGGTCTATGGACGGCGGGATACCTGGGTGCGGCAGAAGTCACGCAAGACGTTCTACCCCATCGTGCAACGCCACGAGGCGCAGGCACGCCAGGCAGTCGAGCAGGTTTTTGCCCAGGTCAAAGCGAAACTGGAGAGAGCGGTATGAGCCTATCCAACGGCAAGATCACGGCCGACCAGGAAGCCGCTATGGTCGCGCAGGCCACCGGAAAGCTCCGCCCCAATGTGGACCTGATCAACTCGGCGGACATGCGCCGCGCCCGCGCCATGCTCAGGGAACTCTACGGCGACGATGCGCCCGACCCGTATGACCTTGTCAGCGCGATGGAATTTGAGGATCGGATGAGCATCATCATCTGGTGCCTGAAGTCCCGCACCGATCCCACCTATACGTGGGAGCAGGCCGAGAATACTCCTTATGGCGAACTCGATCTGAGCCGGGATGAGCCCCCTCCTCGGATCGGCCCAGGTGGCTCGCCTGGGCCCGAGCCCGCAAAGAGCGCACCGACCGGATCAAGGTCGAAGCGGCCCGCCGACACCAGCGTGCCCAGCTGATGGCGTTTTACGGCCTGAGCGATGCCGAGTTCGACGAGTTGACGTTCGAGGAACTGCGTGCCTACAAGGCATGGATGCTCGGCCCCTCACAACCCGCTGAATCTGTCGACGAGGACTGATCCATGACGCAGGCCATCCGCTTCGATCTAATCGCGGGGGTCGACAAGTGGAACCGTGGGTTCCGGGATGCGGAGCGGACCTCGAGCCGGTTCGGGGCTCGGCTGCGCGTGGGTATCGCCAGCGGCGCGGCCGCCGCAGCGGCCGGTGTCGGCGCGCTCGCCATCGGCGCGTTCAAGCTCGGCGAATCGTTCGACTCGGCTTACGATACGATCCGGGTGACGACCGGGAAGACCGGCAAATCGCTCGGCGGGTTGCAGAAGGACTTCAAGGCGGTCGTCCAGGACGTCCCGACCGATTTCGAGTCGGCGGCCACCGCGGTCGGGAAGCTGAACCAGCGGACCGGGCAGACCGGCAAGGGACTGCAGCGCCTCGCCGCGCAGGAACTTGAGCTTTCCCGGATCACCAAAACCGACCTTGGCGAGAACATCGCCGCGTCTACCCGGCTGTTCCGGGATTGGTCGATTCCGACGCGGAAGCAGGCCAGCACCCTGGACGAGATGTTCCGCGCCGCGCAGGCCACCGGGATCGGTGTCACGGATCTGATGACCTCGGTGGTCCAGTTCGGCTCGCCGCTGCGGCAACTCGGTTTCAACCTCAACCAGACCACCGCGCTGTTCGGCGAGTTCGAACGGGCCGGCGTGGTCACCGAGACCATTCTCCCCGGCCTCAAGATGGCGCTGAAGAACTATGCGCTGGCGCACAAGGACCCGCAGAAGGCCCTGATCGAGACCATCAGGCGAATCAAGGAGTCGGGCACTACCGCCCAGGCGAACACGATCGCGTTCAAAACCTTCGGTGCCCGCGCGGGCCCGGACCTTGCTGCGGCGATCCGTGAGGGCCACTTCGATCTCGACGCGTTGATCAAGACGATCGCCGGTGGCAAGGACACGATCCGTGGCGCGGCGGCCGACACCGCCGACTTCGCGGAGAAGTGGAAGGTGTTCTCCAACCGCATGAAGGTCTTGGCCGAGCCGGCCGTCTCGGCGCTGTTCACCGCGATCAGCACACTCGCCACCCCGGCATTGAAGGGCCTCTCTGATTTCATGACGAACACGGTCATCCCAGGGCTGAAGACGCTCAAGAAATGGTGGGACGACAACAAGACATCGGTCGGCGAGCTCGCCTCAATCCTGGGCGACACCTTCACCACCTCGGCGAGCGATGCCGACATCAGCATCGGGGGACTTTCCAACAAGCTGGGTGGTCTTGCCGGCATTCTCGACCGGATCATGTGGGCGGCGTTGCAGACCACCAAGGACTTCATCCAATTGGCCCGCTTCGTCGGCAACCTGGAACTGCGCATCCTCGACTTGGTCGTGGCCGCCGGCATGGCGCTGAAGGCGATCGGATTCTTCGATCCCAACACCCGCAAGGCCGGCCAGGCGATGGTCGACTGGGCTCGCGACATGAAAGACAAGACCCGCGTGCAGCTCGGCAAACTCGCTGAGGATTCCCGTCGCACCCAGGCCCAGATCGACAAGATGCACGACAAGACCATTGACATCAAGGGACGGGACCTGGTCGGCCCGGTCGCTCGGCGGATCCGCCAGGAACTGGCCAACCTGACCGGGGTACTGCCCGGTCAGGTGCTCCGCTCGACCCTGCGGGGTGGCGTGCGCCGCGAGGCCAAGGGTGGCTACATTACCGGCCCGGGCGGGCCGACCGGCGACCGGATCCCCGCACTGCTCAGCTCCGGCGAGTTCGTTGTCAACGCCGCCGCGGTCCGCAGTATCGGCGTGGAGAACATGAAGCGGCTGAACGCGATGCGGTTCGCCGGTGGTGGCTTAGTCGACGAGGTTTCCGCACTGCCAGCCCTACGGACCCGCATGATGGCGCTTGGCCGCAAGCTGTTCGGTGGCAGCGCCGGGATCAAGGCGTTCATCCGCCACGCCGACGCGCTCCCCTACATCTGGGGCGGAGTCGGCCCCGGAGGGTACGACTGTTCTGGGCTGACCGGCGCGGTGTATGCGCTCATGCGCCACCAGAATCCTTATCGGCGCTACTTCACCACCCAATCCAACTTCACCGCACTCGGGTTCAAACCCGGCCCAGGCGGGATCTATCAGATCGGCGTGAACCGAGGCCACGGGCACATGGTCGGCCGATACGGCGGTCTGCCATTCGAGGCTGAGAGCACCCGTACGGGGATCAAGGTCGGCAGCGCCGCGACCAGCGTCTTCTCCATGCCGCAGATCTACCACATGGCCAAGGGTGGCCTAGTCGACCTCAAGGCGCTGCTACGCGCTGGCGTGGCGATCGGTGGTGATCCGGGCAAGCTCCGCATCGACAAGTTCGACCGTGGCGGGTTCCTGCCTCCTGGCCTGTCGATGGCCTATAACGGCACTGGCCGCGCCGAACCGGTCGGCGTCGATGAGGATCGGCTGGCCCGCAAGATCGCCGCGGCGCTGGTGGAGGCGTTGCGCACATCGCCGCCCAGGGTGGCGGTGGATGACATCCACGCGGGGCTTCTGCGGAAGAAGAACACCACCCTGGGTCGCATGAGCCTGGGGCTGTCCTGACGTGGCGGATTTCGCTTGGTCGCATCTGGTGCAAGTAGCTTTTGCGACCCAGCCGATGGCTGCCTCGCCGACCTGGACCGACATCTCCGCGTACGCGTCGGCGGTGAACCCGCTCGGTGTTCAGCGGGGCCGCCCGGACGAGTTCTCTGACGTGCAGCCGGGGACGATGAGCCTGCTGCTGAACAACGCCGACGGCAGGTTCACCCGCGACCGCCCCTCGAGCCCCTACTATCCGAACGTGCGGAACGGCCGGCGGATCCGCATCTCAATGATCTATTCGTCGACCACGTATGTCCGTTTTGATGGGCATGTGAACGAGTGGCCGACGACGTGGGAGGAGGGCACCGGCGGGGCACAGTCGTGGGTGGCGGTCACCGCGACGGACCGGTCGAAGCGGCTGGGGCAGACCGGTGAGCTCCGTTCCATGGTCGAGGAGGAGATCCTCCGCGACGCGGTCGCCGCAGATTCCACCCACGGGTCCGCGTACTACCCGCTGAGTGAGCAGGCGGAGGCGACGTCGGCGGGGAGCATCACCAAGCAGCCGCAGGACCCGGCGACGATCCGGCAGGTCGGCAGCGGGGGGACGCTCGAGTTCGGCAGCGGTACTGGGCCCGGGACCGACCGGCTGTCCGCGCCGCTATTCACTCCCGCATCCTCCACCGCGGGGAAGCTGCTGGATGCGACCCTGCGGACCGGGGTCGGCTCGGCCGGCGTCACGTTGGAGGGGTTCTTCCGCGCGGAGGGGACGGTCAGCACGATCGCGATCGTGGGGATGCTGTCCACTCCCGCCGGCGCGACCGCGGAGCTCCGCATCTCCGCTTCCGGGAAGCTGTCTGCGGCGGCGTGGACCGCGGTGGATGGGGGCTACTATTTCAACCTTGAGTCCTCGAGCCGGGTCGACGATGGCCGCACCCATCATGGCGCGCTGACGATGTCGATCTCCGGGTCGACGGTGACTGCTCTGCTGTACCTGGATGGCGCGCAGGTCGACTCGACCACGTTCACCACGACTGCGCTCAGCACCTACTTGCGCCTGTCGATCGGTGGGGATCCGAAGGCGGGCCGCCTGTTCAGCGGCACCCTGTCGCATGTGGCGGCCCACTCTGCCGCGCTCAGCGCCGCCAGGGTCGCCGCGCACGCGCAGGCCGGTCTGACGGGGCTTGCGGGGGAGCGGACCGACCAGCGGATCGGTCGGATCGCCGACTGGATCAGCCTCCCTTCTGCCGACCGGTCCTTTGATGTCGGGAACGGGACGATGGGGGCGCAGTCCACCAGCGGGCAGCAGCCGATCGAGGCGCTCCGCCAAGCCGCCTCAGTCGAGTCGGGGGTGCTGTTCTTCTCCCGTTCAGGGGTGCTGACATTCCACAACCGCAGCCGCCGCTACAATCTCGCCCCCACGATCACCCTTGATGTCGCGCAGGGCCACATCGCCCCAGACCTCGCTTTCCCCGCTGACGATTTCGGCGTGGTCAACGACCTCACCATTTCCCGCCCAGACGGGGCCAGCGCACGGTTCACCGACCAAGCCTCGATCGACGAGTACGGGCTGTACCGGGACTCGCAGGAGATTCCCGCCGGGTCGGCGGATGAGCTGTCCAGCGCCGCGTCGTGGCGGGTCAACACCTACGGGCAGCCCCACATCCGGGTTCCGACCGTGACCGTGAACCTCCACGATCTGCGGGTCGCGTCGCTGATCCCGAGTCTGCTGGGGGCGGACATCTCGACGAAGGTCCGCCTGGCGAACCTCCCCAGCCAGGCGCCGACCAGCACGGTCGACGTGTTCATAGAGGGCTACTCGGAGCAGTTCACCGGGGACACGTGGACGCTCAGCTTCAACTGCTCCCCCGGCGACGTGGACGACGTGTGGCAGCTCGGGGTGACCGGCCGCAGCGAGCTCGGGGTGACGACCCGGTTGGCGCAGGCCGGCGCGATCGCATCCGTTGGTAATTACTCCGACACCTATTCCGACACCTACTGAGCGAAGGCGGCCCTGTGGCGAGCAAATACCTGAACAGGGTAGCGATCGACGACGACAGCACTATCCCCGATGATCCGATCACCCCCGGGTCGACGGGGCACCTGGCGCATCACCAGAACCTCGCGCAGGCCGTCCGGACGATCGAGACGTTCCTTGGGACCGGGTCGACGTTGGCGCCGTCGGCGAGCACCTACCTCGCTGGCACGGGGACCGGGACGGCGGAGCTGAATGCTGTCACATTGTTCCCCCAGCAGCATGACGTGCCGTGGCAGTTCGCCACCGTCACCAGCCCCACCACCCACGGGACGCCGTGGCGGGTCGAACAGGCCGGCACGCTCCTGTCGATCCGGCTGGTGCTCGGCACCGTCGCCGCCACCGGCCTGGCGTGTGTGGTGGACCTATTAAAGAACGGCGTGTCGGTGCTATCGACCAAACCGAGCATCACGGTTGGGCAGGCGATCAACACCAATGCGCCCGTGTTCACCTCGACCGGGCTGGTCGCCGACGACATCCTGAAGCCGCAGATCACGCAAGGGTCGGACGGTGCGGGATTACTGGTTGTTCTGAAATATAGGGACAATTAAGGCCATGCCTGCCCGGCCTAGCCTTGCCACGCCGTGTCGCGCCCCATCATAGAGGAGTGCGACTGTGAGCCTGTCCAGCATCTTGGTTCCGAGTAGCGGCTGCTTATTCGGTGGCTACCCGTCCAGCTCCTGCGACGCCGCCACCTCGGATCTCACCCGGCTTCGCAACCACGAGACTCTGATCGACCGGACCGCCGCCACCAACGGCATCCTCAACGTGGCCAGCGCCTACCACGACTGGAACGACTTCACCACCTCGTTCGCGGCCAGTGGTGGTGAGGCGACGATGGCGGCGGAGGGTCGGCTGCTGCTGATCCACTGGACTCCCCGGATCTTCGGCACGACGACGCAATTCCGCTGGCCCGACATCGCCGCGGGGACCTACGATACGTCCTATGTGATCCCGACTGCGCAGGCGATGCGGGACTTCGGGTCCAAGTTCTTCTTGGCGTTCCACAACGAGATGAACGCCAGTTCGACTGAGGGTGGCGGCACCTACGGGACCGACGCGGAGTACGCCTCCGCAGCGCAGCACATCCACAATGTCTTTGTGGCCCAGGGCGCCACCAATGTCATCTGGGTGTTCAAGCCATCCGGGTATCAGACCCAGTTCCCAACCCGGATGAATGCCCTCTATCCGGGCGATCAGTACGTAGATTGGATCGGGTTCGACCCCTACGGCAACACCTCGGCCAGTGACACCGCCGAGTACGTTCTCTCGACGAAGTATCCGATGGTGAACTGGGCGACGGTCACCAAGAGCGGCAGCCACACCAAGCCGATGATGATGGCTGAGTGGGGCAAGCGGGAGGTCAGCGGGCAGCCGAACGCCAAAGCGCAGTTCTTCGCCGACATGCGGGCACTGCTGAAAAGCCCCCCCTACGACATCATCAAGGCGGCCGTGTACTTCAACGGGTCGGCCAGCGCCAGCGAATGCCTCAACAGCTCCACCACCACGCTGGACGGGTACAAGGCGCTGGCGGGCGACTCGTTCTTCAACCCGGACATGAGCTTGAACCCGCCGCCGGTCAACCAGGGCTCCTTCCGGGATGACGCAACCAAGGCGTACAGCAATTCGGCCAGCCAGACGCTGGTGATCCCGGCTACGGTGCAGGCCGGGGATGGGATGCTGCTGTTCCACACGTGCACTCGCGTCGGTTTGAAGAACGCCGGGGAGGGCACCAACCTCGCCAATGTGACCACCGGCAATTCGAACTCGGCGGGATCGAACCCGTGGGATTCGCTGAGCACGACCCCCAATCCGGTGTACTCGAGCACGCAGGCTCACTCGGGGACCACGTCGATCCACCACACCCTCACAGCGCAGTCCACCTCACGCACAACCTGGAGTACTGCATTCGGCTCGCCGAGCACCTACTACGGCCGGCTGTATTACTACCGGACCGCGCTGCCCGCCCAGATCACCCGGCTGATGCAGCAGAACCCCACCACCGGGAGTAACTGGGGGATCGGGTTGGACACCGCCGGGAAAGTCATCATCCGCGACCTGACCGCCGGCGCGACCCGCTACACCAGCACGATTACCCCCGCCGCGAACGTGTGGAACCGGGTGGAGTGGAAGGCGGTCTGGAACGGGTCAACGACCACGGTCGATGTGCGGATCTACGAGAACACCGGCGCGTCCGAGACCACCCTGGACGACTCCGGCTCCTCGACTGCGTTCACGATGGCCGCCGCTGGGGTATCCTACAACTTCGGGCTGGCCAGCTCGGTCGCGCAAACCTACGATCTGTACCTGGATGACATGGGTCTTGCGACCGACGCGTGGATGGGCCCGGTCGGCACCAGCGCGGTCCTGACCGCCCCGACCGGATGGACTGCGGTCGACTCAAGGCTGCTCGCCGCCGGCGCTGGGGAGTTGGTGAGCCGCCTGTACCGCAAGACTGCCGCCGCCGGCGACTCCGGCAGCACCATTGCATTGAACACGGTGGTGAGTGCAACTGATAGCACCCCCGTGAACGCGCACGGGTCGATCCAGCTGGTCGCCTACTCCGGCACCGACCAGCTCGCCCTGGTGGATGTCGACCAGTCATCCACCAAGAACGCTGATTCGGCCACGGTTGTCACTCCGAACGCGACCACCACCGGCGCCGCCGACCTTGTCATCTCCGCCGCGTTCACCCGCGACAACCCGGGCGGGCTCACGAGTTCGTGGACGCTGCCGGGCGGGGAGGCACAGCGGGCCGTGGCGTTCCCCACCGGCACCGCCGATGGCCGGGTCGCCGGCGTGGTCACCGACGACGGCGCTACGCATGCCGCCGGGGTATATGGAAGTAAGACCTACACCGCCTCAGCGACCAGCTACTTGGGCATCGGATGGACCATCGGTTTGCTTTCGACCGCCGCCGCTTCTACTGGGCAAAGATGCGGCTTTCTTTACGAGCCGGCTTAATCCTGATCCTACCTGGTAGGTGAGACTTGGCTGTTCCTGCCCCGCAGACTTGGGCGGCCGCTTCTCTGGTCGCTGATTCTGATCTGAACCGGGAGATCCGCGACCTGGGGAACTTCCTGCTTGCCCCCCCGCGGGTGTACGCCTATCACACCGCCGGGACCACCCTGACCAACGGGGTGTGGACGCTCATCTCCCTCGGCGGTGAGCTGTACGACCCCTACTCGGTGACCGGGCACGACACCGTCACCAACAACAGCCGCGTATTCGCCCGCGAGACCGGCATCTACACGGTCCACTGCCAGGTCTCCAGCTCGAACACGCTCGGCAACACCGCATTTCAGCTTCAGGTCCGGCAGAACGCCGCCGGGAACGTCGCCTCGGGGACGCGGGTGCTGCTGACCACCCAGAACGGCGCTGGTGGTGGGCTGGTCACCTCGATCGGCCGGAGCACCGACTTCCCGCTCACCAGCGGGGACTATGTGGAGCTGTTCGCCTACTTTGACACCGGTGGGACCGCGGGGACGCTTGCGACCGGCGCGGACCGGACCTACTTGTCCATCCGCTGGTCATCGAAGCAGTAGAGCGATGATCCGCGAGCGGTTCCTCGACCTCGACCACCGGGCCGCCATGGTGGCGCACCGGGCGGCCCGCCGGATCGGCTACCGCGGCGCGTTCCTCGGGCTGCTGTCACTCCTCGACCTGGTGTGGGCGTACTCGCTGCTGGACCCGACTTCCGCGAAGACGCTCAAGGTCGCGCCGAGCTACCAAATCATCATCAGGGTCGCGCCGTTATGGGTGTGGGCACTGGTCATCGGCGGGATCGGCGTGGTCTGCGGGATTCAGGTGTGGATACGGGACGACCGCCTCGCGTTCGGTCTGGCGATCTCGTGGAAGCTGGTGTGGGCCGCGCTGACCCTGGCGACCTGGCCGGCCGTCGGCGTGGCCGTGATCCGCGCGACGATGACGTTCTTGATCTTGGGGGGCATCGTGAGCGTGTGCGCTGCTGGCCTCCCATTCCCAGAGGATTAACACCATGCCTGCCTGGCTGCCGGGCATCCTGGTCGCGATGGTCGGCATCATCCCGGGCATCCTGGTATACGCACAGGCTGGCGCGGCCCGCCGGCAGGCCGCATCCAAGGCCAGCAAAGATGAGGTCCGCGAGGCGTTCAACGCGGCCAGAGACCTCTACCAGGCTGGCATCACGGAGGCGCAACGCCGGATTGAGAACTGCAACCGGCGGGTCGCCACCCTCGAAGCTGACGTGGAGGCCGCACGGACCCGTGAGCAAGGGCTGCGCCGATGGATCCGCAAGCTCGAGGACGCGCTGCACCGCGAGGGCATTGCGACTCCTAATGGGGAGCCCCCATGAGATGGACGGTGATCCTCGGTCTGATCGCCACCGCAGCATTTATCGCGGCCGTCACGGTCAGCTCGAAGGTGTTCGAGCCGACCGTCCCGACCTCGACGACGCGGCCGCCGGTCAGTACCCAGCCGTCCACGACCGGGCCGCCATCGTCGAGGGTGGCGAGTTCGACCGGGCCGGCGGTGACTGGGGCACCAGGGGTGCAGGGCCCACCAGGACCGCCCGGGCCAGCGGGATCGTCAGGGGTCATCGTGGTGATGCCACCGCCGACGACTGGGCCGCCGGCCACGGTCACACCCACCACGGTCGGGGTGACCACGACTGTATGCCGGACACCCAAGAGCACGGTGCACCCTTCGAGTACCCTGCACCCCGCATGCCTTCCGCGCTGACCTGGACGGCTGATGACCTATTCGGATGTCTACCTCGACACCTACGGGAGCACGATGGCGCTACGCAGGATGTGGGACTCTGCCTATCCGCCGACTTCTCCGCCGAAGTGGGAAGTCGTCGCGTTCTACATAGGCGGTAATACTCCTCACGTTTGGACCGAAACGGAGATCGCCCGCCAGCCAGCCCGCTTCAGGCTTCCGATCTTCGTCCGCTCCCATGATGGCGACCCACTCGCCGACGCCCACAGCTCGATCACCTGGCTGGTCCGCCACGAGGTCCCCCGCGGCGTCACCCTGGCGTTGGACTACGAAACTCGCGTCGACGCGGGCTACCTGGCCGCGTTCGATCGGGCGGTCATGGATGCCGGGTGGCGGGTCATGGTATACGGCACCCGGCGGACCGTCCTCCAGAACCCCAAACCGTCGGGTGGGTACTGGGATGCCCAGTGGACCAACGAACCGCACCTGAATCCGGGCTGCGCAGCGACCCAGTACGGCGGGGATACCACGCTCGGGCAGCCCTACGACGCCTCCCTAGTGGCCGACTCCACACCACTGTGGGACACGGAAGGAGATCTCACCGTGCTCGACGACGCTACAAGGACCTACCTGGACGCCAAGTTCGCCGCTGTGCAGCAGGGCCTGCTGATCGTGATCCGCGGTGACGAGACCACTGACCCGACCAAGGACACCCACCCTGACAACCTGCAGCGGACCCGTCAGGACCTCGCCGCTGGCCTGTCCGCCGTGGCCACCCGGCTGGACGCGATCGTCAACCGGCTGGACTCGGGCCCGTCGGTCACGTTGGACCCCGAGCAGCTCACCGAACTGAAGCAGGCGGTGACGCTGGAGGGGTCCGCGCTTATCCAGCTCGCCGTCAGCCCCCCAACCGCGCCATGAACGCCGGGGACCGCGTCCGCTGGAAGGAGCAGTACGACCCGATGATCGTCATCAACGCCCAACTCGGCCTCGCCTCGCCAGCCGGGACGGTCGACAGCGTCGTCGACGGCGTGGCATACGTGATCTGGGATTCCAGTGAAGGTGAAGCGCAGGGCAACATGAGCCCGCATTGGATCGAGGAGCTGGAGGCTGCGCCATGATCGGGCGTCTCGACGGCCTGATCCACCAGCCGTGGTTGCGGTGGGTGCCGCGGCTGCTGACGGGATGGGTGTGCGATCTGTGGGACCACCAGCTCGGCATGAGCTGGGATGAGATCCGGCGCCAGCATCAAGCCCACAGGTCCGTGCCATGAACCCGCCGACGACGCTGCGGGAGATGCCGCCAGGGACCTCATGTTCCTGCGGTGGCCGCCTCGACGATCCCGGCGCTGTCCATACCCAGCTCACCTGTTTCCGTGTCGGTCATGGAGGTGATGCCAGCATGAACGACTACCCAGCCGACGCGGCCGAGCGGGCCCGGCTGCGGGAACAGCGCATCAGGGAAGGGCGCCGACGTGGCGAGGAGTATGCGCAGGAGCTCATGCGCAGCCTGAACTGCCGCAACCGGTTCCGCGCGCATGGCGAGGACCACGAGCCGTGCCTGAACGACGGGACCAGCTGTCTCTGTCAGTGCCATGGGTAATCCGTCCGGGATGCGGGTGTTGCTGCTGGCGGTACTGCTCGTGGCGGCCGCGTGCACCCCTCGAGCGCAACCAGCATCACCACCCACGACCATCGCCGTCACGGTCGGCCATCCACGCCCACACGTGACCCCCGGCGTGGTGGCAACGACCAGCAGCGCCGACGTCTGCACGGCCGGCTGGGCAGGCAGGCACCGCCACGGTCTCACCACCACCCAGAAGGCCAC